GCATTAGGAGCACTTGGTTGGGCAACAATGTCTACAGTGATTATTTCAAAATCACTGACTTGGCCATCTAAATCGTTAACGTTTCCGCTACCTCTACTAGATACACCAAGTTTTACCCCGGACTCTAACATGGTCTGAACTAACTGACCCATCGGAGTTGGTAAAATCTTTAATTTGCCGTAACCATTCGGTCCATCCATCCACATATTAGTAATCATATGTGATACACGATCTAAGTTTATTTTTAAATCATCGGGATGGTCAACTTCACCTAATACAGAATTACCTTCTTGTATTTGATCATTGAGTGTGTCTACGGCTGTTTTGATTTCAGAAACGGGGTAAACACGTTCGTTTGCGTTTTTTACCCCTCCCTGAATGAAGATACCCTTCATATAAAGAGTCTTCAAATTAGAATCACCTTCTTTTACCGATTCAACCATCATTTCTGCACGGTCGAATGATAAGTGTTCTTTAAGATACAAAGCCATTTGTATCAGTCCTTAATCTATTACAGATTTAGTGTTAGTACCTTCACCCTGTGATGTCACGGGCTTTGGTGCGGCACTAAGTTTTGGTCCCTTGTTATTTCCAGGAACGTTTTGGAATGAAGAAGCACCATCTACGTCTTTAGCAGTCGGAGCAGTACGTCCTTTTTCATCACTACCTTTGTCAAAGTCGACTGGGTGTGAGTCCATTCCTTTTTGACCTGAGTTTGCAGTTACTGGGGACTTAGTGTTACTACCGTTGTCTCCCATATGTGCTGTTACTTTAGGAAGATTAATTGCTTCAGCAACTACTTCTTCGTCATCAACAGATACATCTACGTCTACTTCTTGGTCATCCATCTTATCTTCGATGTCATGCAAGTCTGCATCCATCTCGTCATCACGGCCTTTTAATTCGTCTTCGTCTGCCATGATTGCTTCAAACTCGTCTAATAATGTGTCAAGTTTGTCTTCGATTCTTACAACTGCATCTTCTACTTCTTCAGATGAGTTTGCTTCGATATCAAGTGTTGCATCTACATCGTCATCACCTTCAATATCAAAGACTTCTTCAGAATCAATATCAATTTCTTCTTCTTCGCCTTCAGCAACACCAGATTCTTCTGCTTGAATTTCGTCAGCAAAATCACCTACTTGACCGCCCATGCCTTCTTCAAGGTCATCTGAATCTTTCATTTCATCTTCCATGATTGATTCATAAATTTCTTTTGATTTTGATACTACGATATCGTGGAACAGTTCTTTAGCCTGTTCTTCGTCTTCATTAATAATGAGATCGATTAATTGTTCAAATTTCTTGTTTTCCATTTCCATTTTCTCCTGATATAATAAAGTATGGCTTTGTAGAGATATTTAGTGCGTAGTTATGAAAAGTACTATTTAAGTGCTACTTTTTTGCGTTTTTGAATGTTTTGAGGTAAAAAGATGTGTTTTTGATAGTTTTAATAAAAATATCAAAAATTTAAATGCTCGGTGCGCCGTCTGCTTCTGGCTTCGCTCCGTACTGATTTCTAACTTTAGTTAGATGTTTTGCTTTTTCATAATTTCTTACATCTAACATTTTACGTAATTTTCTTATTTGACTTAATGTGAGTTTTGTTTTCCTAGATGTTCTCCATATAGGTTTGGAGTTGTCATCACCAACTTCTTGGTATCCTGGTACTGCCGCGTCAAACATTTCAAATAATTTCATAAGAGTATTTATTCAAAGAAGTTCTTTTCTTCTAAAAAGGGTTTTAGAATGTCATCAAAGTATTTTTGATGGCCTTCTGCATTAGGATGCACATCTTCTTCTGACACAGTTAACCCTAATGGTTTCACATATTCATGTATCGCAGGCTTTACTCGTTGAGTTTGATCTAGTTGCTTATATAAGTATGTTAAATTAGGATGGTCTTTAACTGCTTCGATATCTTTATAAGTGTGATCCATATAATATTGTTGATAGAATTTAATACCATGTACTTTACATGTATTCTGTAACATAATCATGTTTTCTAATGCAACATGTAGTGAATTAATGTTGTGTTGATCATATTTTCTGTCTGTTATAGCATCAGTAAGCATTATATAATCATTAATAAATTTAGGTTCTCTATGATGCCATGCAGAGTGATACCATCCGCCGTTAGGATTGTATTGAACATAATACTCACCGTTCTCATTATTAAAAGGTAAGACTTCAACACCCTCTTTACTGTTCTTTAGATCACAAAATTGTACATGCCAACTGTCTCCGCCTGAAGTGCTCCAGTGTTTTTTAATATCATTGATATAGTCTTGGTTTGTTATGTACCACGTCTTGCGATCATTACCGCTCCAAGATACAAGTACACCTATTTCATCTGGATCTATGCCACTATCTATTGCATCTATAATAGCATTAGTTGATTTCTTTTGTATGAGTTCTTGTCCTTGATGCCCCATTCCTCTATGATCGAATGTAACATTAGGGTCTATTGATTTAACATGTGTTTCTAATACATGAGGCCAAGTCCAAGGAGTATATGCATCTCCGAAACTACAACCAGATGTAATAATATGTTTGATTTTCATTTACGAAACGGGACCAACTTCTCCTGCACCGTCGACTGACCCTGCGGCTGTTGATGCTTGACCGCCTACTGGGCCGGCTACATCTAAGTCACCGAAGTCTTCTAAGTTTTCTTGGTCTTCGATTTCTTCACTAGTTTCTATATCTGCATCAAAGTCTCCTGTAGACACTCCGATGTTTCTAAGATCAGAGCCTGATGGGTCTGCGTCTTGTGCTTCAGTATTTTCTTCTGCCCAAAGTTTTTCATTTTTGTTGATTTCTTCTTCAGATAATCCTAAGAATCTTTCTAATGCAAAACGTTTAGACACATAAGGGAATGCTTCCATTGCTCCAAAAGTACTTACTCTTGCAGTATCTAATTCACTTTGACGATATGCGGCAAAGTTTTGCGGTGGATTAAATGATAAATCAAACATCTGTGTATCAATATTAAATCCTCTCCAACGCAAGAACAATTTAAATTCATCGTCAAGTTTTTGACAGATATAGTTCTGTAGTCTTTCACAGTACTGATTGAATCTAAACTCTTGTATCATAGCAGTACCAACACGACCGTCGTTTAAAGGTGTTGTGTTGTCATCAGGACCTGTGGGTAAGTATGAACTAGGTACACGTAGTCCTCTTGCTAGTCTGTTGTTAAAGTATTTAAGATCGTCAATCTCACCTAAGTTCTGTCCACCTGGAAGAACTTCAATAGATGATCCTCTACCTTCTGCTGTAACAGGGAAGAAATAATCTTCGTTCATTGATAATGGGTTATATGTAGCATCAACTACAGACTGTCCACCATGAACACTTGGAATACGTCTTTGATGTATTTCATTTTTAATTCTATCTACGAATGCCATTGCTAAGTGACTAGGCATGTTACCTACATCAATCTTAAACATTCTACGTTCCGGTGCACGTTGTACACGATAGATTAAGATAGCATCTTCTAATAGTTCTTTCTGTTTATATACTTTAAAGATGTTCTCTAAGATTGATTGTCCGAAAGGCCAGAAACGATCTAAGCCTTCTGTTAATGACAAGTGAACAACATGATTAGAATCGATTGCTGATTCTGCTTGTCCTAATGTAAATCTACTACCTGATGTGTTGTATGGCATAGATGGGACAGTATATCCGCCACCGCCTGCTCCACCACCGCCACCAGTACCACCTAATCCTGTTGTTGGGTTAGCGGCAAAATCTGTGTTCGTTTTTTGTGCAACTGTCAAGTTCTGTAAGTTAATGTTTAAGTCTTTAATAACATACTGCTCAGGAAGTTTACCTTCACTTTCATTAACAATAACTTTAATGACTTTAACCATGTCAACCCAGTAGAGTTTAAAGTTCTCTGGATCTCTTACAAAGACTTGATCTCCATACTTGATGACGTTTCTAAACATCTTAAACATGCGAGTATCAAATTCATTTAACTTACACCATTGTTGTAACTGCTTAGATAACAAGTCCATCTCATGCGGAGTAGGTTCATCTCTAAACTCGAAATTAAATGGTGTATGATTGTGATCGTTCTTTTGAGTACTAAATTCTGCAATGATATCTAAACATGCATTAATCTCAGCATCGACATCCATCATTTCGTACTGATTGTATCTTTCTATTCTGTTAGGATGTCCTGTGTAAACTTCAGGAAGTCTACTCATGTAATTCTTGTAACCGAAATCAGTGTTTGAGTAACCTGCTTCCGAGGCGCCTACGCCGTTCCAAGATCCAGAATTGCTGTTGCCCCCTGATATAGGACTTGATACTCCGCTCTTGTTTAAAAATTTCTTTGTATATGCCATGTGATTATAGGTTCTCTTTGTACTATGTATTTAGTTAAACCATACTGTTGGTTGCAATTTTTTGGGAGGCTTCTGCACCTTCAACTGTCGCATCTTTAATACCTTTAGCAATCATATTACCCTCTGTTTGTGTTGCTATTAGTAGGTCTATCTTTTCTGCTAACGCATTATTATATTCATTCCCCTGTTGGGCAAATTTCTCTTCAGCCGACATCTTATTACCAGATTCTTCTTCAGTTGGTTCTGGACTAATGTCAACTTGAGGAGCATTTAGAAGGCCGGATTGATCCATAACCATTCGATTGTTTTTAGTTTCTTCGATACTTGCAAGGTATTTCTCAGCCTGCCCCATTATACTTTCACTAGCATCTTTACCTTTGTATTTACCAGTGTCTAAGACTGCTCGGTATTGATCTTCTTTTGCCAGCATCTGATTTTCAGCAGAAGTTTTCATTTCTGCCATTTTCTCAGTACGAATTTTTTCATTCTGAGCAATCTCTGCTTTACCTTCGTCTGAATCTGCCCAATCAACGAATTCACGTGTAGCCTCATTCATTGGCTCATCGGTTACTGTCTTTTTAATTGCAGGTGAATCTATAAGAGTTGCAACTTTC